TGTATTTGTGAAAAAGTTGTTCCATAATATAATCCTATATATTGTTTTTAAAAATAAATTCAATAGCTCTTTCAGCTTCTTTATGGATTGGTCTTTTTGCATACCAATTTCCAGTGTCTGCATCAAGGTCTCTAATTATATATTCAATTTCCTTAGATGTTATTGGATAACCCTTAGACATTGCGTTACCTGCTATTGAGACCATTATCTGATATAGTTTGTAATACCAACCAGCACCTGATAAAGTTTTGTATTCTTCAATTTGTTTTTTATTTATAAAAGGGCAGTCTTGATATCCTGTCCATGAAAAGTTAGTGTTGTCGAGTTTTGCTTGTCGATGTTGTATAAGACCCCTTTTAATAGCTTCAGGTAACTTATCGAAAAACGATTCATTTGGTACGACGTATCTGTGTTTTCCCATAAGCTTTGCGGGGTCCATGATAGATCCATCGTGTGAGAATATGAAATTGTAAGATCCTTTATATTTGGCTGGGACGTAGTACATTCTGCTGAGGTCTTTTGTTTGGGCATCTGCGATATCTCCTATCTCTTTATTTAATGCGTACCAAAAATGTTTGATTTCATCTTTATTTATAGCTCTTGTTAGTGGGAATACTAAACGAAACTTAGGGTGTTCTTTAGTCGAGCTAGCAGTGGAATAACACACGTATTTGTATCCGCTATACACTTCAGAAATATCATCGATACTTCCGGTATAATCATCTACATCTACAATTCCAAAACCACCCCAACTAAGAACATTATCGTTTGCACGAGTTGTCTCCGGCACATAAGTTGCCGGAGATATTAGTGGTGCTGACTTTTTAGTTGGATATTTAGTACTTTCAGATAACTGATACAACACCTTTTCAAAATCGTCAAACGATTTATATGTAATGTTTTTATCAGTTTTGTTATCGTATATACTATTAAATATCGTTAAACTTACCATGATTGCCTGCATGCGATGGAGCGGTCCAACCTTCAGGTTTAATTAGGTCTGGAACTCCTAGTGGATTTGGCCTGCTTGGCTTTTGTCCCACTTCTTTGTTCATATTAGCTTCTAGTACAGCATCCCAAGCTTTATAGGGATCAACACCAAAAGCATCGAGTGTACCAATGGCAACAACACATAGATCAATTAAACCATCTACGATTTCTTCTGGGTCATTATTAGTAACCGCAGCTGTTGTTTCCATTAGTTCTTCTTTCAAAAAATCAACTCTAAACTCAAGAAACTTTTTTAGTTTCTCAGGATTGTTTTCAACCCATTGCCTAGTAAGATATTTGCTTTGCATTAAGTGAATATCTTCTACCCAGTTCTTAGACATTTGTAATAATCCCTTGCTTTTCTGGCACTTGAATTGGACTGCTCATAGCTTTAACTTGATCTACCAATTCCTCTACTGGTTCTACAGTAAATAGAATAAAACTATTTGGAATAGTAATCCCTTCTGCTGCTTTTGTATAAGCCATAAATGGCATAAAACCAATTTTACCTTCACCTGCTGGAATCAAAGAGTAACCATCTGTAATGGTAATTGATTCTTCGTTTTGTGTAACTTTACCAACTACTTCTTCACCAGAAGATAGTCGTACTAATTTATATTCATCTTTCATAAGTATTTTCCTTTGGTACTATTATACCATATTTTATATTAAATGTACAGTGTTTATCCAAAAAACTCATCTAGCGTAGATACCTCTTTTGAAGACCAACCAATCGCATCGAGTATTGGTTCGATAGGATCTAGGAAAGTTTTTTGAAATTGGGTTTCGTGATCAATATATTTATTCAATCCAAACTCTGTTGGAAGATAATCTAGGAATGATATAACATTTTCCTTTATAGGATTAGGCGTTCTAAGATAAATGAATTTAATCTTTTCGCCGTTATTGATTTTGTTATATCGCTTACCTAGCGATAGATCATCGATTAATTTGTTGTAAAGTATTCCGCCACGAGCATGTATCGGAGTACCTTTTCTGTAAATAGTGTTTCTGTCTTGGAACGAAGTAAGATTGGTTATACCCCTAGGGAATGCAATATCGTTTGGTTCTAGTGTTCTGAAGTATTGTCTGAAATGCTCAATAGATTTTTGTACATCAGATTCAGATGAATGCATAATAACTTTGAATATTTCTTTTAGTGCTTCTCGACATGGTGCAGGTGTAGAAGATTTAATAGCTTCAATACCCATAATTTTTAGTTTAGGTTCTGCATATCGTACACCTTCGTTATCATGCACATTAAGAATATATCGTTTCTTTGCAGTCCACAAACCACGATCAGCAATTACTTCTCGTCCCATGACCATTTTGTTTTCAATGCCACCCATGATACCATATAGCTTTTTATATGCTTCTTCAAGGACAGGTTCTAGCTTTTCTCTGCAGACTGTGTCTAGAAAATCAATAGGATTACTAGGGTTAACTGCTTTAACTAGGTCGTTTAAGCATACATACACTGAATCGGTGTCGATTGCCAAGACGTAATCTTTGTTAGTTTTGAGCACTTTATTGAGATATGTATTGATGGCTTCTTCAGCCCATCGTATCGTAAGTTGTCCGGAAAGTGTAATTCCTTCGGCAATTCGTTGATCGAAGAATCTGAAGTATTTGTTGCCAAGAGCACCATAAAGAGAATTAAGGAGGATTTTAATAGACATTTGCCTATTTTCGTTGATTGCAATATCCCTTTCAATTCTATAGACTTCTTGTTTATCATTTTTATCTACCTTCTGCAATTCCTTTTGTGCTTTAATCATAGCCTTTTTAATTTGAACTCTTTCGCCATACATCTGTTCGATGATCTTAGGTAAGATACCCTTTTTGTCAATATTAAAATACTGACCATTTGCACTTACAGCTTTACCTCTGTTATCTACAATTGTATGGTTTTTAAGAATACTATCGACATCATAATCAGATAATTCGCCAGAGGCTATCGTTTCTGGCGACATATTGTATTGCATAATTAGCGATGGATATAGTGAGTTTAAATCAAAAGATACTACCCAATCGTTTATTCCAACTTGTGGATCTTTAACATATCCGCCAGGATAAGGTGTTTTTACTTTATCTTCTTGAAATGGAACTGCAATCTTTTGTGTTGAGAGATCTCTGTAAATAATAGAATCCCATATCGCTGTAGTTCCAAATGTATCGCCGTAGTTAACACCACCGCGATAAGCCATCGTTAAAGCTAGTGTAATAAGACCAAGTTTATCTTCGATCCTATCGACCAACTCAACATCTTTAATATTATAGTCAATAAACTTTTGATGATCGTTTAAGTATAAACTAAATAGACTTGAGTGTTCTTCGTAAGAAAGTTTCTTCTCGCCTAGAACAACGTGTGATATATGATTAAGTGAATACGATTCTTGAGCACCGTATGAATAACCAAACTTCTTGAATAGTTCCATATAGTCAAGTTGAGATATTCCAGCAATTTCGTATGCTGTTTGTTTACGAGCCATAATAGTAACATCACGTGAATCGATTAATCCCCAAGGTGATAACTTTTTAACCCAGTCGGAACCTAGCAAATTATTGATTCTGTTTACAAGGTATGGAATATCAAAGAATCTTGAGTTCCAACCTGTAACAACATCTGGACAATGTGTTGGTGATGACCAATGTGTTATAAAGTCCAAAAGTAATTGTCCTTCAGTATCGCACTTTTTATACACGACACGATTAGTTTGCATAATGGATTGATTTACATCATAATCCCTTAATGCCCATACGTAATAAGTATTGTCAATATTGTTTTTAATACAGATAGCAGTAACCTCTTTTGAGGCTACATCTGGTTCAGGAAACCCGTCGTCTGATGCGACTTCAATATCGATTGTAGTAACATTAATTGCGTTACGATCAAATTCGATATTACCTGGAAACTTTTCGTTTATAAACGTAGAAATATAACGGTTGTTTCCGTATATTTTTCGTCCTGAAACATCTTTGTTTAAACTGATCCAATCTTTAGCATCGCGCATAGATTCGAATTGTGTGACTGGTGCAACTGGAGTTCCATCCAATGCTTTCCAATCTGTAGGTTTACTTGTAGCGACGTACAAGGTTGGTTTGTATTTTACTTTTCTGCTTACTCGATTACCGTTTTCGATACCACGATAGAGTAACATATTGCCATATCGGCCGACATTAGTATAAAAATTCATTCATTCACCTTTGATAATATAGTCTATTATACCATACTTTACTGCACATGTACACATGTAAAATGAAAAAAGTAGGGGGAGATGACTCCCCCGACTAAGCTTAGTCATTAGAATGAATTCAATTGAAGATAAATTATGAACGGTGAAATTAATAAAATCCCACTCATTAAAAATATCAGTTCGAATCCAGTCCTAATGCCATCCTTGTGTTTACGTATGTAACCCATGATTTGACTCCAGTAAATTGTTAAACAATCCACTGAGTTTTCGCTGCTCACCAGAATCTATTCTTGAATAAATTCCTTCTTCTTTGATGCCCCAGCAGACCCGATTTCGATCTTCCTAGGACGCCTCTCCTCTGGAACCTCAACTCTGGCGTTAACCACAAGTATTCCGTTCACTAGATCAGCCCCGTCTATTACGACAAATTCAGAGAGTCGGAAGGACTTCTCAAATTTGCGGGATGATATACCTTTATGTGCATATTCACGATCATCGTCTTCATTATGTTGACCTTTTATTAAAAGAATACCATCCTTTACTTCCAATGAAATATCATCTTCAGAAAATCCAGCAACTGCAAGTTCGATATTGAAATTATCGTCATCGATCTTTACAACGTTATGGGGTGGATAATTATCTTGAGATCTTCCAGCTTGGTGGATTCTTTCAAGTTCATTTAATATTGGATCAAATCCAATAAAGAGGGAACGCGGCACGTTCATTGCATTTCTTACCATTTTAGTTTCTCCTATTTAAAGCAAGATTAATATATGGACCCGATTATTCGGCATCCACATTTATTTATACAACTTAGGAACCTAGTTTGTGTTTCCTATGTTATATTTTGGACATAATTCCCAAAGAGCTTTATCTTTGTGTGGTATCACTTTGATTTGTCTCAAAGGTGCTACGTCCTTAAACAGATTAGGTTCAATCATAGAGACCAATCCCCAATCTGATAACAGCGTTGCAATTGTGTTGCGTCGCTGAACATCGTTTTCTAATAGATTGGATGGTTTTCCATCTAATAGAAATAATTCTTTAAAATGTACAATAAAGTATCTACCCTGCTTATGCAGAATATGACACGATTGATACAGTTTGCTTTCTTTGCGAGAAGCCACTCCAATTCTGGTTAATGTTTCTCTTACTTTTAGAAAATCGTCTGGTTCATTAAGTGATACTTCAAGCATCGAACCAGGTGTCCAATTTTGTATTGGGTTATTATTTAGTTCTTCCACCTTTACTAATCCTTTGATTCAAATCAGCAATTTCGTCATTGCTGAATAATGATAAAACAGATCTAGCTTTTTCATTGCTATATCCATAATATTGTTTAATTACTTCAAGATTTGCTATATTAGTCTTCTTAGACCATTTAGTAAATCTACTCTTTTTCTTAATAATATTTATAAGAAAATCGAATTGAAGCTTGCTATCTAAATGATGTGATATATTCATTTCATTAGCCATAAGAACAGTATCAGGGAAAAACGATAAGCCTCTATTTACCATAAAGGCGTTATACTCATTTTCAGATAAGTCGTCTACAATAATATTCTTTTTAGAATTATTGATTGCTTTTAGATAATCGAATGGTGTCATTTGAATTTAACTCCAGCCATTATCTCAGTTAAGCATGCAACCATATTCAACTCATGATCAGCGACGAATGAATTTTTGTATTGGTAATCTGCCAAAATAAGTACCAGTTGCGGTATACTTTGAGGATCAACATATTCATTCATGTTATCGTAAACTTTACGAAAGAGTGAAGCTGGTTCTGTGTCAATATTGTCTGCAACCCATTGTCGCATAAGCTTAAAGTTTTTAAGTTTTAGATGTTCCATTAAATCACTAATAGATGCATCAGAAAGCGTTACAAGTATTCCAGTATCAATTGTTCCACTGGTACTATATCGCTGTAACTCATTCAACACTTTACGCCAATCAGGCATGTGTTTAATAATAAGTTCTGCAACAACATTACGATCGTAAGTAATATTTTCTTGTTCTAGAATATATTGACAACGACTGAGAAATTGATCACAGAGTTTTGGCATTGACTTTTTAGGTACATTAAACTCAATGGTTGTACATCGAGAATGAAGTGGATCGATAATTCTGTTTTTGAAATTGCATGTTAGTATAAACCTACAGTTTCCTGAGAATTCTTCGATGAATCCACGCAAAGCTGGTTGTGTTGATTGTGGGTTCAAGTAGTCTGCTTCATCAAGGATAACTACTTTATAGCCACCCTGTAATGATACCGATGAAGCAAACTGCTTGATTTTACCTCTGAGAGTATCAATGTTACCCTCTTCGGAGCCATTAATTATAATATAATCTAATGACAACTCGTTGCACAAAGCTTTAGCGACAGTAGTTTTACCAAGGCCGGCTGAGCCGGTAAGAAGCATATTGTGTAAGTCACCCCCTTTAACAATATCTTCAAAAGTTTTCTTGATTGAATTTGGTAAAATTGTATCTTTAATTGTTTGTGGACGATATTTCTCTACCCAAAGAAATTCTTGCATTATAGTACCTCCCAACCAAGAACAGTATCTAATCTAAACGATCTCCATGCGTCTTTGTCAAGAGACCAAGCAGCAATATGATCCGTACTAGGATCGACGTTTTCGATAATAGATTGAATTCCATTAGCTTTTAGAACTGTGGGGTTGAGAGTACATGGCATGACTCTAATTTCGTCTGAGTCAATTTTTTGAAAGGTTACTGTAACAGAACCTTTTTTTAGTGCTTCGATTAAGCGTGATGTTTCATTGCGATCCATAATAAATCCTTCATAATAAAATTAATAAAATACGGAGGAGCCACCTCCGCAATAGGCTAATCTTTCAACTAAGCGTCGTCTTCGCCAGTATCAACAGTTACATCGGGATCGCCTTCAGATGGTACCATACCTTCTGGAGCCTTTTCGCCTTGAGCTTCTGCTGCTTGGTTTAGAAACTGAACGGTTCTATTTCTAAGACCGCCGACTGCTTCCATTTCTTGACCTTCAAAGCCACCTCTTTTAGAACAGATATCGATAATCTGTACAAAAGTTGAGATGTCCTGAAGACTTAGTTGTACTGGTTCTTGTTCCTCACCAGCTTGAGTTTCTACTTGATTAGTCATTTTGTTTCTCCTTTGATCAAAGTTAGACTATAATTTGTAAGACCGGTTATCCGCATCTTACACTATATCCTCATAGTTATTATGAGAATTCCTATTGCGTATATAATATACCATTATATTTATACGCCGAATGTTGACGCTTTCTCTAAAGCGATAAAATATTTAACTGCCATTGATGAACATGTCCACTGTGAAATTAGTTTAGAACTGATATTCACAAAGTAATCACCTTCGATCAATTTTAGATTATTAATATTTACGATGAAATTAAACTCTTCAGTACAATCGTTATTGTCATTGAGCTCAATATCAAATGAGTTAGCAGTAGCATCTGAACTATCAACTACTGATAGCGTTACTTTACCGCCACTGCCTTTAATAGACATTTCAGTATGTCCAAGTACAGCAGCTGCTTTACGAACCTGCGATAAAACTTCCTGTGTAATGGAAATTCCAACTTCAGTGTCTGGCATTGTAATTTCTTTAGAAGGAGATGTTAAGATCTCTGGTTCTGAAAAGAAATATGTTACAGTGTTACCACCTGAAGTAATCTTAACGTTTTTATCTTGGAAATCAAAGTTTGGATCTTGCACCAAATTTGAAACAGATAGGAATTCATTAAGATCGTAGATTCCAAACTCTGTAGGAAAATCATCAGTGCCATCAGCGATAGCCATAATGTTTTTAGCTTCAGAGATTGTTTTTAGTTGGCCACCAGGTTTAATCACAATGTTAGGATTAATGGTAGCAAAGTTTTTCAATACCTTGAGAGTATCGTTTGTTATATTCATAATATTACCTTTTTAATTAATAGTATATTATACCATACTTTTAGTATAATGTACATAGTTAGTTTGAATTAATCCTATCATGCTCATAAAGAGCGAGTAATGCATAATGCAATACCTTCATAAGATCCTTTCGGTGGTCTTTCACATCACCTTTTTTCCCGTACCTTGCATTGTATTATCGACATTACCTAGGAAGA